CAATGTCACCAAGACGCTAGGAACTGGCACATTCACATCTTGGACAGTCAACCTTGACGGTGCTGTCGGTGCTGTCGGTGCTACAGGTTCAGTCGGTGCTACTGGCGCAACTGGTCCGATCGGTCAGACGGGTGCAACAGGTCCAATCGGTCAGACAGGACCAACGGGCGCGACTGGTGCGACAGGTCCAGCAGGTGTCACCGGAGCCACAGGTCCCGCAGGTGCTTCAGGCGCTAACGGAGCCAATGGCGCAACCGGAGCGACTGGTCCAACTGGTGCAACAGGTCCCGCAGGTGCTTCTGGTGCCGCTGGTGCTTCTGGCGCAGCTGGAGCCGCTGGCGCAACTGGAGCCACAGGTGCGACGGGTGCGACGGGAGCAACTGGTCCAACTGGAACCGGGTACTCTGGCGTCGCTTCATTGACAAGTGTCACCATTGGCACAGGATCACAGACATTTACTTTGGCAGGTTCCTACCAAGGTGCCTTCATCGTCGGACAACGAATCCGCGCCATTTACCCAGTATCGCCAACGAACTGGATGGAAGGTGTTATCACTTCGATCAACTCAACCACTTTGGTTTTGAATGTTGATACAACAAGCGGCTCTGGCGCTCAATCAATCTGGAATTTCGCAGTCGCAGGATTAATCGGCGCAACTGGCGCGACTGGTGCTTCAGGTTCTAACGGAGCCAACGGAGCAACTGGCGCAACCGGAGCCACAGGTCCAGCGGGTGCAACTGGAGCCACAGGTCCAGCCGGATCAAACGGCGCAGCTGGAGCAACCGGAGCAACTGGTCCCACAGGAGCCACAGGCCCAACCGGAGCAACCGGCGGCACAGGTGGAACTGGTGGAACTGGTGGAACTGGTGGAACTGGTGGAACCGGTGGCACAGGTGCATCCGGAGCAGCAGGTTCAAACGGAACTGTCGGCGCAACTGGCGCAACGGGTCCAACTGGTCCAACGGGTCCAGTCGGAGCGACAGGTGGAACCGGTGGAACTGGTGGAACTGGCGCAGCTGGAAGCAACGGAGCAGTCGGCGCAACCGGAGCCACAGGTCCAACTGGAGCAACTGGCCCAGTCGGAGCCACAGGTGCAACTGGAGCGACAGGACCTAGCGGATCGGTTTCCGTACAGACTTGGCGTTATACAGCAACCGGCGGCGAAACCTCATTGTCAGGAACCGACGGATTCTCAACATCATTGACCTATACAGTCGGAGCCGAAGAGGTCTACATCAACGGCGTTCGCTTGGTGCGCGGAACTGATTACACCGCAACGACTGGCACATCGATCACCGGATTGACTGCCTTGGTTGCTGGCGATAGCGCAGTTGTCGCTTCACCTAACAGCTTCGCAGTAGCCAACGCAATTCCTATCTCCCAATTCACAGCCAAGGGCGACATCCTGGTTGGAACCGGATCCGGAAGTGAAACCGCACTCAATGTCGGAGCTGACGGCTCAACACTCGTGGCAAACTCTTCTGCTAGCACAGGCGTATCGTGGTCGGCTGGAACAACCCTAGCCAACCCAGTCATAAATTCGTGTTTTGATATATGGCAAAGAGGCACCTCAGGTAGCGCTAACTCTTCAACGGCTGGTTTAGGCTACAACGCTGACCGTTGGCAGAATTACCAATTTAGCGGAGCGATTACCGTTTCACGCCAATCCACAGGCGATACAACTAACCTTCCAAATGTTCAGTATTGTGGGCGTATTCAGCGCAATAGCGGTTCATCCACAACTGGCACTCTCTATCTGACCAATGCCCTTGAAACAGTAAACTCTATTCCATTCACAGGAAAAACGATTACCTTCTCGTTCTATGCTCGCGCTGGCGCTAACTTCTCAGCAACTAGCAATATCCTCAACGCGGCTATCAGTTATTCAACTGGAGTAGACCAAAGCCCTTATAGCGGTTTTACTGGTTCTGTTGTCAATAACAACGCAACCCTTACAACCACTTGGCAGAGATTCACATATACAGGAACAGTTCCAACAACCTCTCAGCAACTCGCTCCTGTGTTCTCGTATGCTCCAACTGGTACTGCTGGCGCTAACGATTATTTTGAAGTGACTGGCGTTCAGATTGATCTTGGCTCAGTAGCCCTTCCAGTACGCCGTAACGGCAGCACACTTCAGGGGGAGTTAAATGCCTGCGAGCGTTATTATGAAAGATCAACCCCGGGCGTTGCATACGGCAAATATGGACAGGCTTACTACAACAACTCGTCAAGCCAAGTGGTTTGCAATGTTGAATTTAAGACAACCAAGCGCGTTATCCCAACCTCAATAGATTACGCCAACCTTCGCATCCAGCAAAACGGTATTGGAGCATTGGGAACGATTAGCGCAGTAAGCATAAACATTGAATCAACCACAAAACTTGCCGACCTTACTGTGACTATTGGTAGCGGAGCAACAAACACTCTCAACCCAATAGAGTTGATGAACGACAACAATACGGCTGGTTACCTTGGCTTTAGTGCGGAGTTGTAATTATGGAAAATGTAACTTTTTTAGATGTAACTCAAATGGATGGCACAACAAAAACTTTCGCCATCATTGATCGAGGCAATGGGGAATTTACCTCTATGCCAAAGGCTGACTATGAAGCCAGCACACTCCCATCCAACTCTTCAACACCACAGGCAGGTGCATAAATGAGTCGCGCACAATTAACTTCAACAGTTGAGCAGAATACGGGTGGGGCAGTAGCGCCGTTCGTGGCTGGTAAGAACTTTTTGGTCAACGGATTGCACGAAATTTGGCAGCGTGGAACTAGCGGAACAGTATCTCAGTCGGCAACTGCTTATGTAGCAGACCATTGGTGGGGTACTCGCTTTGGTGGCGCGGCTGGTATGACAATGTCACAAACCACAGGCGCTAATAACCTTTCCTATGGCTTACGCGCACAACGGACTGCTGGTAATACAGACACATCTATCATCCAGTTTGGTCAAAACATTGAGTCGCTTCACGCTGAACCTTTGCGCGGACAGACAGTAACCTTTTCATTCTATGTTCGGGCTGGCTCTAACTTCTCATCTTCATCCGTGACAGTTGGGTTACAGGCAAACACATCCACCGATGGCGTTTATTTTGCCAATGGCGGTTGGGGAACTAACTTCGCATCAACAACACTTTCAAGCGCTAATTCAAACCTCAACACGACCTACACTAAGGTAACGGTTACAGGAACAGTCCCAAGCAATGCAGTTGGTGTGTGCGTAGTTTTTCTTTATAGCCCTGCATCTGGTACTGCTGGCGCTGCTGATTATCTTGATGTATCTGCTTGCCAACTTGAAATTGGTTCAGTAGCAACACTTGCATCACGAGCAGGTGGCACATTCCAAGGAGAGTTAGCCCTCTGCCAACGGTATTACTATCGCCAAAGCGGTACTGAAAACGCCAGCATGTTCTTAGGTTATGGTCAGGCATATAGTTCAAGTCAGCTTTATTGGACTACTCGCTTACCAGTTCAAATGAGAACGACTGTGCAAGCCCTTGATTATTACGGTTTGCAGGTATATCTCAACTCTTCTGGTTCTGGATATGGTATTTCCTCAATAAGTATCAACCAAAGTTCCTCAATATCGCCGTCATTGTTTGTCACTTGTACATCTGGTCTTTCAACTAATACGATGTATAACATATTTATGGCTGGTTCTTCTTCCTATCTTGGCTTTAGTGCGGAGTTATAATGGACAACATCACGACTATTACAGACCCAACAGGCGTAGAATCAGTAATTATCACGCATGATGACGGCTCGTTTACATCCATGCTCAAATCTACCTACGATGCAATTCAAGCATCTAGCACACTTGCAGCCAACTCAGCCCCACAGGCTAACTCCACAGAGAGTTTGGCGTAGCTGATCGAAAGGTGCTAACTTGTCAAGCATGGAACTGATACCTCTTGACGAGATATACCGTCAGCTGAAAAACCGCTACGACACCTCGGGCTTCAGCCCCTATGTCATCCGCACCGATTGGCAGATCATCCGGCGCATAGGCGTCCATCCGGCGCTGGCCACAGTTCAGGACTTGGAGAAGGTTGTCCTATCAGCCACCAAGCAATCGACCAAAGCCAACTATGTCTCCAGGTTGCGCTCGATCTATAAACACCTCAACAAGATGAACCTCGTCAACGGCAACAACCCAGCCGAGGACTTGCCAAGGGTGAAAGCAGGTCGCGGCGTACCCAAGCCCGTCACCAAGGCCGAATTCGAGAAGCTGCTGGCAGAATCGCCAAAGCCTTATCGCGACTGGTTCATCCTGGGTGGAATGGCAGGTCTGCGAGCGCACGAAGTCGCCAAGATCGAAGGCGCTGATCTGATCACAGATAACGGCGGGTATTCCTTGCGGGTTATCGGCAAAGGCAAGACCGACCTGGTCATCCCAGTTTCAGCCAAGGTCGCCGAGACAATCCAGAGCTACAACACGCTCGGACCACTCTGGAAGATCGACCCTAACAAGTTCTCCAAGAAGGCAGCCGACGAAATGCGCCGCGTTCTCGGACCTAACGCCAAGCACTTCCACTCTTTGCGCCACTACTTTGCCACGACGATGCTTGAAAAGTCCGACGGCGATCTATTGGCAGTCCGAGACTTGATGCGCCATTCATCGGTGGCAACCACGCAGGTCTATACTCAACTCTCGCAAGGTAGGACACGCTCGCTCGTCGACATGATCTAGGGGGATTCATGCGCTTTCACGTCTTAGCACTTCCACACACGCAGGTCACGCCAGAGTTCGCTGGCTGCGCTTTCACCGAGAAGGTTCGCCGGTTCTGCATCATGATGACCAACCTAGGTCACGAAGTCATCCTCTATGCTGGCGAGGAAACCACAGCGCCAGTCACCGAGCTAGTCACCTGCATCACCGAAGCCGAAAGACAAGAAGCGGTTGGCGATCAGCACTACACCACGACCACTTGGGACCAAGACTCCCCACATTGGCAGATTTTCAACGCGAACATCATCACCGAATTAGGCAAGCGCCTACAACCTAAAGATTTTATCTGCGCTATCGGCGGTTATTCACACAAGCCGGTTGCTGACGTTTTCCCGTCCCACATGACGGTCGAATTCGGCGTCGGTTATGGGGGAGTCTTCAGTCAATACCGCGTGTTCGAGTCTTACGCGTGGATGCACTCAATCTATGCCGCCTACAACAATCCGACGGCGATCGATGGCAAGTTCTACGATGTTGTCATTCCTGGCTACTTCGAGCCTGACTGGTTCCCGCTAGGCGACGGCTCTGGCGACTATTACCTCTACATCGGCCGCATCATCGACCGCAAAGGTTACGCAATCGCTCAAGAAGTCTGCGAGCGACTAGGCAAGCGGCTGATCCTTGCTGGTCCAGGTGAAGGCAAAGGCTACGGCGAATTCATCGGCTCAGTCGGACCCGAAGAACGGGCAGAATTGATGGGAAAGGCGGTAGCAACATTCGCTCCTACTCTCTACATCGAGCCTTTCGGAAACGTGGCTATCGAATCCCAAGCGTGCGGAACGCCGACGATCACAACCGATTGGGGCGCTTTCACCGAAACCAATCCAAACGGCGTTACTGGTTATCGCTGCCGGACTTTACAAGAATTCTGCGACGCCGCAGAAAAAGTCAAAACACTAGACAGAAAAGCAATTAGCGATCACGCAAAGTCAAGATATTCTCTCGATGTCATTGGGCCACAGTACGAGGCCTACTTCGAGCGACTGCTAACATTGTGGGATGGTGGCTGGTATCAATTAAGGAGCTGAAATGACAACGGCTAGTTCAATGTTTCGCCGGATTGTCACGCTTCCGCAGATGATCTATCGCCAGTCGATTGCTTCGATTGTTGCTCACTATTTCTACAACCAGCCAGGAATTAAATACAACCAATCTTCCTGGACTTATGACTACATCTCCGATCGTGGCAATATGGCAGAACATCCAGTTGCAGGTCCTTCAATGAAAGGTCGATAATGGCGACGACATACTTCCTCGGAAGCCAAGTTCCTCTCGGCGTAACCATCACCGATGCCACCGGCACTCCAGCCGATGCAACAGCGGTCGTCCTCACCGTTACCTTGCCAGATGGCACAACTGCAACACCAAGCGTCAACCACTCTGGGACTGGCCTTTATGATGCCGACTACACACCTTCCCAATCAGGACGCCACACAATCTTCTGGGTAGCCACAGGCACAAACGCCAGCTCCTATTCTGATGACTTTACAGTTCGCGACCCTAACGACATCTCGATCGTCTCATTCGATGAAGTCAAGGATCACCTCAACATTCCATCGACCAGCACAACCAACGACTCTGAGTTGTATCGCTTCATTGATGCCGCAACTGATATGGCAGAGGCTTACACAGGCACAGTTCTTGGTCGCAAGACTTTCACCAATGAGGTCTACGACGGAAACCAAACCGACCTTCGTCTCCAAAATCCTCGCGCTCTACAAATCCTCAGCGTTGTCGAAAATGGAATCACTCTCACCGCTGCCGATTACGCTCTGGATTACACCGGACAACGACTTAGCCGCGTGACTGCTGGCTCACTTAACGAGCCAAACTTCTACGGAATCTGGGCGCCAGGATCAAAGAACATCACCGTTTCCTATGTTGCTGGATTTACCAATCCTCGCCCTCAAGCCAAGCAAGGCGTCCTCGAGCTAGTGCGTCACCTTTGGCAAACCCAGCGCGGATCAATGAACGTGATTTCACGCAATCAGAACGGCGATGATTTCTACCCAGCCTCGACCTTCTCCATGCCTCGTCGCGTGATGGAGTTGCTTGACCCAATCAGTCTGCCAGGTATCCTCTAAATGGCAACGACGACAGCGGTCGAAAATCTCATCCAAGCGATGATCACAGCCTTCAAGTCGGCTTCGTCATTGTCAGGAATCCAAATCTACGATGGACCTGACATCAATATCGATTCCTACCCAAACAACTGGATCGCAGTCGGACACGATGGCAACGAAGACGGCGATGTCCAAGTTTCCGACTCCCGCAATAATTGGGAGCTAGTCGGTAATTACAAAATGTTCGAAGACGGAACGGTCAACTGTACGCTCGTGGCTCAGTCTGGTGATACTCACTTGGCTCCCGTTCGTCAGCAAGCTCAATCAATGCTTTCGGCGGTTGACACCATCATTCGTTCAGACCCAAGTTTCGGTGGAGCAGTTCTGTATTCAGGCCTAGATTCTCACCGAATCCGCTATATCCAAGCCAACGCAGGTGCAGCAGTTCAAATTGATTTCACAGTAGCTTACAGAGCGAGAACCTAGGAGAAAACATGGCCAAGATCAAGAACGTTTCGCCACTCGGCGATCTTTACATCCCATCGCTGGGATTAGCAGTTCCAGCCAATTCAACTTTTGATGTTGCTGATGCCGCAGTTGCAGCTTCACTCTTGGAGCAGACATCTAACTGGGCAGCAGCAGATCAAGCAGCGGCAACAGTAACACCAACACCTCAAACCCCAGCAGCACCGGACGCTCCGGCTGCCCCAAGTAACTAGGAGAAAAAATGGCAATCGGCGCCGGTATTGGTTCCCAACTGGGAATCGCAACTGAGACAACATTCAACACCGCTGTCACCGTCACTCGATTTTATGAGTTCACATCTGAAGGCATTAACTACAACAAGAAAACTGTGGAAGGAATGGGACTCCGCGCAGGTGGACTACTTCCTCGCTCACAGCGTCGCGTAGTGACAACCTTCGATGCAACTGGTGACATCACACTCGACCTTCCAACCAACGGCCTTGGACAACTTCTGTCTTTGGCTACAGGTTCAACACCATCACCAACCACCGTCACAACTGGCGTCTACTCATACGCTTTCACACTTGGCGACATCTACGGCAAATCTGCAACAGTCCAGGTCGGCGTTCCTCAATACACCGGCACAGTCGTACCAAAGACCATCACAGGTGCAAAGGTTTCGACTTGGGAGTTGGCAGTATCAGCTGGTGGCTTGGCGACAGGAAAGTTCACCATCGATGGCGCAGGATTTAGCACAACCCAGTCACTTGCGACTGCTTCCTACCCACTCAACGGTTCAATCTTCCACTTCGCTCAAGGCGCGATCACAGTCGATGGCACATCAGTAGCCAACGTCAAGGACTTCACATTGACAGTCGATAACGTGATCAAGGGCGATCGCTACAACCTCGGCGCTTCTGGTGCTAAGGCTGAGCAGGTCATCAACGGCTTCCGCAAAATCACAGGCAAGTTGACGGCTGAATTCCTTGACTCAACACTCTTGAACAAGTACCTCACCGATGCTCAAACTGCGCTTTCCTTGACCTTCACAGGTGCAACCATCGCTGGAAGCTACAAGCAAACCTTGACCATCACAGTCTCAGCAGTCAAGCTCGATGCTGACACACCAAAGGTTCCTGGTCCTGGCGTCATCGACCTTGCTGTCACATTCACAGCATACGACGACGGCTCAGATGCCCCATTGACCATCACATATCAGACAAGCGACTCAACTCTCTAATATGGCAGACGACGACTTCACGATTGACTACAAAGAATTCGGTGAGTTTTATCGCCGCATGGGAAAAATCGATCCTGAAGTCAAAAAGCAATTACGTAAGCGGTTGACAGAAGCAGCGAAACCAGTTGTCGAGGATGTCCGGAGAGCAGAGTTGCAAATCCAGACCAAGTCCGGCGAAACTGAGATGAAGAGAAAAAAGCGCGGGGAAACCCTAGGTCTGCGCCAATCTCTCGCCGCTGCTACTGTCTCCGAAATCAAGGCCACCAAACGCGGTGGAGCAGTCCACATCAGAGTCTCGACAACTCGCTTCATGGGAGCCAGCGGGCGTCCTCGAACCGTTCCGTACTATATGGAAGGTCGACGCAAGCGCCCCTGGCGCCATCCCGTCTATGGCAACCGCAACAAATGGGTAACGCAATCACCACACCCTTTCCTTGGTGTCACCGTACTCAAACACAAAGACGAATTCGAAAAACAGGTATCATCGGCGGTGTTAGACGCCATCGCTTCAGTCCAATAACAGGGGGAAACCATGCCACTACAGATCAAAGATGAAGTCTTCGCCATTCCAGGTGAAGGATCAGAACCAAACGTCTCTGGACGTGAAATCACCAACATCGAAGATGCTCTCGGACTTGATGGGCTTTCCTTGCTAGGACTGCTCGCGTCTGAGGATGCACTTCACCCAAATCCTAAATACACCCGTTCGAAGGCGATCTATGCAGTTGCGTGGATATGCCTAGTTCGTTCAGGTAAGGTCGTCTCATTCGACAATGTTCTTGACTCCTACACCATTGGAGACTTCAAGTTCTTGGGAGAAGACCCAAAAAAATTGGAAACCGCCGCGAACTAATTAGAGGCGGCACTCGCGGCCATATCACTCGCCACATGGCGTTGATCTGTCACACTTATCCAGGCATCACGCCGCTAAATGTCTGGGACATAGAATTGCCGATCTTGAACGGGCTGATTGAAGCTGCACTCAAGATGAACGCACCAGCAGACGACTAGGAGATAACATGGCGAACGACACCTCGTTAACGTACTCGCTCTATGGCAAAGATGTCTCCGCTTCCAAGGCCTTACAGAATATCGGCAAGGAAGCTGAGAACACAGGTGGCGCGTTCTCCAAGATCAAGACCATCGCTGCTGGCGTATTCGCTGGCAATATCTTGCAAAATGCTGGTCAGGATGCTCTCAACTTTGCCAAAGAATCGATTGGTGCTTACCAGTCAGTCGGCAAAGAAGTCATCAATCTCCAGCGCTACACCGGAGACTCAGCCGAGGCGATGTCCAAACTTCGTTTCGCAGCTGAGGAATCTGGCGTTGGCGCAGATACTTTGGCGTCAGCACTTGGCAAGATGGCTAAGGCTGCCGCTACAACTGCCGGCGAAAAGAAGTTCGAAGCCCTAGGCATTAGCGTCAAGGATTCCAACGGCCACTTCAAGGCCGCGTCAGCACTCTTCTCTGAGGTTGCAAATAAGATCGCAGCAATGCCGCCTGGAGTCGAAAAGACCAACGCTGTATTGCAAATCTTTGGCAAGTCAGGAATGGCTCTCTATCCACTCCTTAACCAAGGCGCAGCAGGTATCGCCAAATTCGGTGCAGAAGCGCAGAAGATGGGATTGGTTCTCAACGGAGATGCCCTTAAAGGCGTTCAAGCTAACGTCATGGCTCAACGCGAATTCCACGCAGCAGTTCAAGGCCTACAAGTTCAACTTGGACAATACCTTTACCCTGCAATCACAGCAATCACCAAGGCCTTTTCCGAGATCATTCCGATCATCACAACCATTCTTCGCCCAGCCTTTGAAGAGATTGGCAAAGTCCTCGGACCTGTCATTGGCTACATTCAAGACTTTGCCAAATACATTATTGACCTTGGCACTCATTTCGCCGAAACTGGCAACCACATGAGTTTATTCAAAGACATTGGCAAAGATGTCGGAGATGTTGTCAAGGACCTTCAGGATGTCTTCAAAGTCTTACTTCCAGTCCTCGAGGATATCTGGAAATTCGTTGCGACTTATCTTGCCCCAGTCATCGGAGTCGTTCTGGTTGTGGCTTTCAAGGCTGTAGCAATAGCCGCTGGAATCATCAAAGATGTCATTGTTGCGATTATTGACGTGATGAAATTCCTTGTCAATGTTGCCAAAGACGTAGGCACAGGAATCAAGGATGTCTTCCAATTCATTGTCGGTGGAATCAAAGGCTACATTGACGGCATCATCACAATCATCAACGCTGTCATTGATCTAGTTGACAAGATTCACTTCAAAATTCCTGACTGGGTTCCGTTACTTGGCGGCAAGGAATTCGGCATCAACATTCCGAAGATTCCTATGCTCGCCGAAGGTGGAATCGTCAACTCGCCAACCTTGGCGATGGTCGGTGAAGCCGGACCTGAAGCTGTCGTCCCACTCAGCAAGGGTGGCATTGGTCAAGGCATGAATGTCACAATCAATGTCTCTGGCTCAGTCATCACCGAGAAGGACTTGGCTGTCAAGATGCGTAACGAGTTGGCTCAGCTCATGCGTCGCAAAGGCGCATCACTAGCACCGTTGGGTCTATAAGATGGCAGCGTTCCTCAACGGCACAAATGGCCCAACCCTCACCGTTCAATTCTTTATCAACAGCTCATGGGTAAGTGTTAGCACCACCGACCTGCGTCAAATGCAGATTCATCGTGGTCGCGCTCGCGCTGATCAGAAAAATGATCCAGGATCGACAACCATTGTCCTAGACAACCATTTTGGCTTCTATGATCCTGAATACACCGGTTCTGGCTCTCCTTATGTAGTTTCAGGCGTCAATCAGCTTCAGGCAGGTCTACAGATGCAAATCCTAGCCACGTGGTCTGGAACTTCCTACACGCTATTCGTTGGCTATCTCGAGACCACCACAGTCGATCAAGGTTTCGACCCTACTGCGACGATGATCTTCACCGACGGCATTGCTCTGCTTTCCAAGATGTATGCGTTGGCTCAATCTCCAGCCGCTTACTCTGGCGAGACAACATCGACCCGCGTTGGTCGGATGCTGACTTACGCCAACTGGACTGGCTCACGCAATCTCTCTGGCAGCGTTCAGATGGAAGCGACAACTCAGTCGGGAACTTTGCAGACTCTCATCGAGCAATGCGTTGCGTGTGAAGCAGGTCGCTTCTATATTAGCCGCGATGGTGTTGCTACTTTCCTTCCATTGTCGGATAAGTTCAACCGCGTCACTCGCTTGATGCTTTCAGATTCTCGCGCCACCAACACAGTCGAATATGACCACCTTGAGACGACGCCAGGAACCTATCAAGTCGTCAATGAAGCGTTGATCCAACGTGACTCCGGAACGCAACGCCGCTATCGTCACCTACCATCGACCACCGCTTTTGGTTTGAAGTCGATCACAGTCAATGCCCCGATCTTGAATGACAGCGACGCCGACAACCTTGCCAAATACCTAGCCTTCAAGGACCACAATCCTCAGCCTTTGGTGCAGTCGGTTCAGTTCTCAGCTCATGCCCTCGGTGCGCTATACCCTGACTTCCTATCGCTTGAAATCGGCGATCAGATCACAGTCGAACGAACCACAGTCGATGGTCGCACTTTGGAGTTATACACAGTCCTCGAAGGTTATCAACACGATATCGACTTCGAAAATGGCTGGCGTACTAACTTGATGACCTCGCCAATGAATCCTTACTCAATCACGATCTAAGGGGAACCTCATGCCATTAGCGCCACAAATCACCAACACGCCAATCCCTTATTCGACTTGGTTCGTCTCTGGCGATTACGACAATTCCTCGACTGCTGTCGTCACTCCATCGGCAACCTACACCGTTGCATATCCTGGACCTTCCGCAGTCAATATCGGAGATATCTGGTACGACACTTCCAACGGAAATCTGGCTTATCGTTGGGATGGAAGCAACTGGGTTTCCGTTCAAGATGGCTCAATCGCTTCGGCAGCAACTTTGGCTGGAACTGCGAACACAACTGCGAACAGCGCACTTTCGACAGCGAACACCGCCAACACAACTGCGAACGCAGCTCTTACTTCAGCCAATGGAAAAAACAAAGTTTTCTATGGATCGTCAACTCCAACGGCGACATCGGTCGGCGATCTTTGGTTTGATGGCTCCAACACCAACCGTCCTAACCAATGGAACGGCTCATCTTGGGTTCCTTTCGGGCTTGGCTACTTGGCAGTCACCTCGATCGATGCTGGCAATATCACGACCGGAACCTTGACATCTCGAGCCATCAATAACGGCTCAGGCACATTTACAGTTGATACAGGCGGAGCAGTTAACGCTTCGAACATTAACGCTACAGGTGGAAGCATCGCTGGATTCACTTTCAATACAAGTCAAATTTACGCTGGACCAATAACAAGCACGATCCTGCTTCTCAATTCAAGCACCGGAAACATCAGCGGAAATAACATCACTTCGCTGGGAACGACCATATCGACTGGCAACATGACGGCTCAGTCTTACTTTTATAACTCCGGTTATGCCACGACAACATCCTCAGCAAATGCTTACATCAACTCTTCAACTGGTTTGCTCGCTCGGTCATCGTCATCTTTGCGCTACAAGTTAGATGTTCAACCTCAAGAAATTCCAGTCAGTTCAATCTTGCAACTTGCTCCAAAGTCATTCATTGACAAAGCAGCAGCAGAAACGCAGAACGGATCAACGGAAGGTCTGCCACGAATTCTCGGTTTAATCGCTGAAGAAATTGCAACAATCCCAGTCCTTGCAGATTTATTGATGAACAAGAATGAAAAAGGCGAGCCAGATTCGGTGAACTATGATCGTGTCGCGGTTGCTTTAATTCCTTTACTCAAAGACTTAAACACGCGCTTGGCAGCAATCGAAGCAAAATTGTCATCTTGATCAACTGATAAACTTATGTCGGGGGACAAACCTCAACAGTAAGGAAAAAAAATTACACTCAACGATCAATCTGATATTGCGAACATCGTCTATTGCTGGACGTTCTCAATCGGAGCAATCGGGGGAGCAATCTGGTGGGTATTTCATCGGGCGGTTCGCTTTATCATCCGTCACGAGATAAGTCTTCGCCGCAAGTCGAAAGGCGGGGACAATGCGTAACCCACTCAAGCGCAAATTCGTACACCCAGACACAGGCGATGTTCTCAACTTCTCGGAGCAAATCTCTTGGAAGATTCAAGGCATCATCCGCAACTGGTACTTCATCTCCATCTGGACTGTCGGTTCTGCCCTATGGTGGCAGTTCCCGTCCTGGTTCCATGACACCCACAGCTTCACCAAATGGCAGCTCGTGGCGTCGTGGCTGGCTGTCACCATCGAACTGATCATCGGCATTGGCCTACTCGGTCAGACCAAGCGTGATGCTCTTATCCTGCGCGAACTTCGCAAGTTGACCCGTCAGGAAGCCGACAACATCGAAATCCTCACCGACATGATCGAGGACTTGCAGGAATCCGAAGGGAGCCATGATGACCTATAAGCCACGCCCAGGGGATTACGGAGTCGTCAGCAGCAATGGATTCTTTGCCAAACTCATTCGGCTTGGAACGGTATCCCGCTGGAACCACGCTTTTATCTACATTGGCGACGGCAAGGTGGTTGAAGCCAATCCTACTGGCGTTGCTATTAGCCCTCTGTGGAAATATCCAAGAATTGCATGGAATCAGCATGAGAAGCTGCGCGGCGATCAACGCGAAACCATTGTTTTCCACGCCACCAACCTTGTCGGACGGCCATACAATTTCGGCATCATTGCAATGCTGGCGCTTCGTGCGTTAGGCATCAAGGTATTCCCACAATCTTTTATCCATTACCTAGCCAGACACCAAGGCTATATCTGCTCTGAATTGGTTGCAGAGTGCTACGAAAAGGCTGGCCATCCAGTCTGCCCTAACACAGACCTAGTCAATCCTGGCGATCTAGCAGAGAGGTTGATCTGGCAATGAGTAATCAAGCCAATGCAGTCCTAGCAGTAGCCAAGAAATATGTTGAACAAAGTTACAAAGAAGGCCCAAACAACGAATCAATTTTTGGCGCATGGTACGGTGAGGATCACCAGTCCTGGTGCGCGATGTTCGTTTCCTACTGCTTTGCTCAAGCCAATGCGCTGCCATTGATCGCCGGAATCCAATCACCCAAAGGATTCGCCTACTGCCCAATCGCAGTCCAACATTTCACGACTACGCACCAGCTCGTCCCCGTCAGTTCGGCTCAAGCCGGCGACATCGTATTTTTTAACTGGGACGGACAGAAGTTGCCAGAACACGTCGGCTTGGTTGTCTCCAACAATCCTGCGACAAAGACCCTGACAACTTATGAAGGCAACACCGGAGCGCCTGGAGTCAATCAATCCAATGGTGATGGTTGCTATGAGAAGCAACGCCAATACCAATTCGTCGTCGCTGTGGCGCGTCCTAAGTGGAACAACTGAGTCTGCTAGTCTTTCCTCACCTACCTTGAAAGGGTATCTATGAAAATTTCACCAAAGATCACCAAAGTCGCCGAACACTACGCAATCGCTTTCGTATCAACTGCCGCTGGTATCTGGTACTCAGGCGACCATCATCCGATTGGAGTAGCCAAGGCCGCTGCCGCTTCAGTCTTCGGACCAGTTATCGGCGCTGCTATTGCTAAGGCGCAGAAGTTCATTGCGATTTACAATGTTGGAAAGGCAACCGTTAAGGCTGCAACTCCAGTCGCGCCTACACCGCCAGCCACGCCAGCTGCATAGGTTCAATGTCACTTCGTTCCGCAATCGAGGACTTCCTCGCTAACCCGCCGGTACAGTCTGGCTTTCCTTGCAAGATCGATCGCATCATCGCCGATCTACCCAAGGAAGACGCCAAGGCGCTCGCCGACCTTATCGACAACGCAAACATCTCTGCTTCAGCCATCTCTCGGCTTTTGATGTCACACAATTACGATGTGAAGCCAGCATCGATCATCAAACACCGCAAGCGTGGCGAAGCGAATGGGTGTCGCTGCAAGAAGTAACCGATGACACTTCGTTCGGATATCAAAGCTTTACTCAAAAAATCCGGCAAGGAGCCAGCACAGTCGACTCGAATTTCGTTTCCACAAACGACAAGACTTCGGGTGCTGGCTTCTTCGGGTTTCAGGTGTCAGCATTGTGACGCCAGCCTATTTCATGTCGAACCACATATCGACCACATCGTCCCGCTATCTAAAGGCGGCTCCAACGATGAAAGCAATCTCCAAGCACTATGCTCGGACTGCAATTTAGCCAAAGGCAATAAAGACGACCAGGGGGCAAAGATGAAACGCAAGGAAATCCTCGACGAAGCCAACCGACTCACACATGGCGACCGAGACAAGAACTACGGCACACCCAAGACCAATCACGAGCGCATCGCAGCTCTTTGGTCGATCGTGCTTGAACATCCGGTGACACCTGCCCAGGTAGCCCTCTGCATGGCTCAGGTCAAGGTTGCCCGACTTATCGAAACCCCAACCCACCTCGACAGCTTCGTCGATGGTGCTGCATACCTCGCAATCAGCGGAGAATTGGCCACAGAGAGCGATTAGCCTTCCTGAATGATGCCCTAGCCCCCAAACGCCACCTCGCCGGCGCTTGGGGGCTTCTTTGGCGTTTTAAGGGTATTCCGACACGCCGAGACGAGTTTTGCACTTGCCCTCATTTTCTGCGACAGTTATCTCACTCCCGAAAGGGTGCATCGAATACAAAGGGGACAACAAATGCTTAACTACATACTGTCAGCAATGGGCGTGGCTTTATTCCTAGCCATTCCAATGATCTTGCTTGAACCTAAATCCGAGATGGATCAACAAATCCGCGACGCTATGGCGTGGGATAAAAAGCAAGCGAAACTCAATCGCGCTATCAGAGGCGAAAAATGATTCCGCAAGTCGGCGACCAAGTAGTCGTCTCATTTACTGGCACAGTCACAGAATTGTTCACATCGCCAGGAAATATCGACATCATCCAAATCGTGACAGATCAGGGAATCCAACACACATTCTGGCCAGCCGAGGAAACTTCGGTGACCATCAATGTTCTAGAGAAAGCAGGAAAGTAAATGATTATCTCAATGATTGACTGGAAATTTATCCTCACAATTTTTTTAGTAGCTTTTCTCAGCTTCACCTTGGGCGCTATCTATGAATGGTCACGCAAAGACGGCCACTCAGACAAGATCACAGAATTGCGTCGCACTCGCAAGGAGCTTGAACAGTCCCGCGAAATGCTCTACAACTTGACCAATCACGCAACTTTCAATCCAGTTGCTCGTCGCAAGTTCCACGCGGTAAAGAACTAATGTCCAAAGCCAAGGCAAAGGGTACTGCTGCCGAAACTGCCCTCGTCAAATATCTGCGCGATCATGGGTTTCCAGGCGCAGAACGCCGAGCATTGACTGGCGAGTTTGATCAAGGCGATGTCACCGGTACTCCTTGCCTTGCTTGGGAAGTCAAGAATCATCGTTCATATAAATTCCCCGAGTGGCTCAAGGAAGCTCAAGTCGAAGCCAAGAACGCCAAGGCTGACTTTGGAATCCTTGTTGTCAAACCTAATGGCGTTGGACTAACCTCAGCGCACAAGTTCTGGGCGGTTCTCAGCGTCGAGGACATGGTCCATTTACTCAGAGAAGCAGGATACGGCGACAGGAATGATCAATGAAATCTTCAATCTTAAAGTTCCACACTTTCCAAGAGCGCTTTGTGCGCAAGTCGGATTCGGCGATCTATGGTTTCCGGAAACTCGCGAGGAAGTATCTACCTTCACCCCTCAAGCCAAGAAAATCTGTAGTGGATGTCATCACCGAGTTGAATGTCTCCAGTACGCGCTCGACGAAGAAATATCTGACGGCATCTGGGGCGGTCTTACACGTCGAGAGCGACTTAAGTTCGTTCCACGTCGTCCTAACGGGAAACCAGTTAACAACATGGGTGAGAAGGTCTACAACTACCGAAAACAAGGTTACTCATACGAATGGATCGCCAGCCGCCTAACCACTACCCAGGCAGCAGCAGTCCAAGCATTGACCAGATATAAGAAAAGAATGGGGATAGGAGATGGAAAATGACAACGTGGTATGGCTTTGTCGGCCGCTTCATTCTTACAATGGCTCTGGCGCTCAATGTCATCTTTGTCGTCAACCATATTCATTCCCCGCTGGTGATTACGCAGCAGGTCGCAATGACCAACGCCAGCGCGGAGCAAGCGGCGAAGGAGCTACTGACGCCGAAGCAATACAAGTGTCTCGTTGGAGTTATCACCATCGAGTCGCACGACAATCCGTTGGCCAAGTCGCCAACATCATCAGCCAGGGGAGTTGGTCAACTTCTCGCGTCGACATATCGCAACCTTGGACTGAGACACAGCAACGATCCGAAGGCGCAACTGATCGCAATGCTGGCTTATATTTCGGAGCGCTACGGCAGCGGTGGCGCGTGCGCTGCACTTCAACACGAGCATCGATTTAATTACTTTTAGGGGGACAAAATGTCAGAACTCAATGATGCGTTAGAACTTCCACCACACTTGGCTGGATGGCTAACCGAATACAACAATCTCAAGGCGCAGATCAAGGATTTAACTGAACGCGCCGACATTGCAAGATCACACCTGGAGTCGGGGCTTGGTGATAATGTCATGGCCACAGTCAACGGCGTTCCGGTACTGAAGTGGGATTATGTTGATTCCAAGCGATTTAACCAGAAGAAGGCTCAGCAGCTTCTCTCAGACGCAGTCTTCAACGAATGCTTTGAGATAACTCGAAGTAGAGTTTTTAGACCTATCAGTCAGGATGACTTGTGATCGACATTTTCGAATTAGAGCAGGAGATTCGCTCAAACATCTCCAATGCTTCTGCCAACGCTCCACGATCAAAGCAACGCTCTATCGGACCTTCCGAGGTTGGTGGCGAGTGTGATCGCAAACTTGGCTATCGTTTGCTCGGTGTGGAACCAGTCAATCAATCTGATACCTGGCTCGCCACAATCGGCACAGCAGTCCACGCTTGGCTCGCAGAACAATACGAGAAGCTCGAGGACGCAGAACGCCACGACAATATCGAATCGCGCTATCTGATCGAACATCCAGTCTTCGTCACCGACACTCTTAGCGGTTCAGTCGACCTTGTCGATCTCAAGCGCAAGTTGGTCATCGACTGGAAAGTTGTCGGAGATTCCTCACTCAAGAAATACAAGAAGGAAGGCGTCGGCGACCAATACCGGACTCAAGCGCACCTTTACGCCTACGGCTTGATCCGAGGTGGCAGAGACATCCGCGATGTCGCGATCGTGTTCTTGCCGCGTGGTGGATCGCTGAAGAATATGTATATCTGGAGCGAACCTTTCAACCTTGGCATCGCTCAACGCGGCATCGAGCGCTTGAAAGCAGCCAACTACATCATCGACAACGCGGGCGTCGACGCCCTTTCGCTGATGAACGCGGTCAGTAGCTTCTGCCACTATTGTCCGTTCTATCTACCGGGCAGCACAGAATTCTCCGTCGGATGTCCTGGCGGGGATTTACCAAACCCAACCCAACCCAATATGGAAAGAAGGTAATCATGTCAATCTGGGATGATCCTGGCATGAAAGTCGGCGGCAATTACGCCAAGTTCGAAAACGTTGGAGACGAAGTCTCTGGCAAGGTCATCAACATCGGCGCACATCGCTGGGATGATGGCTCAGTTTCACCACAAATCACACTTGAGACGCCAACTGGCGAGGTTACAGTTACGGCTGGACAAGTTCGTCTCAAGGCTGCATTGGCAGAGAAGCGTCCGGAAACTGGCGACTTCCTCACCATTCAACTCACGCAGATCGAGAAGCGTGCCGGTGGCAAGACACTCAAGCACTTCGATGTCACAGTCGACAAGGGTGATCCTTGGGGTACTCCAGCGCCACTAGCGTCTAAGGCATCAGCAGCAGACGATCTTTCAGGCGTTGATCCAGCGGTGCTGGCAGCTCTGAAGAAGCAGATGGGTGCAACCCCGTTCTAAATAGGTTTGGGTCTTAGGGGGACCCATATAGCGCCGAATGGTTGAGATGTTTCCGTCCACCTTTCCATCTCGACAGGTTCGATTCCTGTCCGGCGCACAAACTCTGGAAAGGAGTGACAATGGCGATCGTCGTCGTAAATGAATCCAAGTCGGTGACTACACCTCAAGCCTTAGCAATTACCAAAGGCCTTCAATACTTCAGCCAGCAAGTGACGACGGCGTGGAATCTGCCGCCGAATCTTCCGACCTACGCTGCTGCTCGCGATCCGAAGTCGTGGAATGTCTGCATCGTGGATGAGTTTCCTAACACTTCGATGACATCACTTGCTTACGGATATCACGAATTAGTCAACGGCGTTCCCATCGCTTACATTCGCGCCAACTGCTACGGCAAGCGCAATCCTCTCGGTACTTACATCAAGCCTTTGATCGTTCGCGGAAAGCAGATCACCAAGCCAATAATGACGCCAGGATTGTTCTCCGTCATCTGCCATGAACTTGCTGAAATGCTGATCGATCCGCAGATCAACAAGACAGCCAAAGATCAACTGGGTCGCAACTGGCTCATGGAAATCTGCGATCACACAGTTGGTCAATTCATCATTAACCTTGACAACGGCGTCGCTGTCGCACCTGACTTCACCACGCCATCGTTCTACGATGTCAACGGCAAAGCTCCGTTCTCATACCTCAATGTCCCCACCAAGCCTTTCACGATGCCACTTGGCGGCTATGGCTACTACTTGAACGCTTCCGGTACTCCGGTGAAATTGTGACCAAGAATGAAATCCTCAGCCTTGTTTATGGCCTAAGTATTTTCGCCGCGTTCTCTTTGCTATTCGCCGAAGCCAAGCGGATCAAGGCCGAGAATCGCCGACTTCACGCCAAACACATCGCCAGCAACCTGCGCGATGGAAGCTGCTGGCATTGCAAGAACGACGGACATTGTGAATCTAATTGCTGGGACTGCGACTAATGGCGATCTATGAATTCCATTGCTTATCCTGCAAGACAGTCACCGAGATTTCAGCATCAATCAAGGAGTCGATTCCGGTTCCTTGCTGTAGTTCCTGCGGTTTAGCCATGACCCGTCAATATACGGTTCCAGGTGTCGAATTCAAAGGATCAGGCTTTTACTCAACCGATAAACGCAAGTAATTCACAAAGGGGACAACGTGAACACAGAACCACAGCCATCTGGCAACCCAATTTTCGGCGCTGCCATGTCGTTTGCAGCTCATGGTTGCTCGATCGTGCCAACGCGCATGGATGGCAGCAAAGCACCATTTGGCGCATGGAAGAAGTATCAGAGCGAACGCGCCAACGCCATGCAGATTCACCATTGGTTTGCCAATCCTGACCAAACAGGTTTCGGCGTCATCACCGGTCAAGCATCAGGCAACCTCGAGATGTTGGAATTCGAGGGCCGCGCAGTTGCGATGGGTCTGCTCGATGAAGCAAACGAACTGGCAACTAATTCCGGACTGCTTGAAATACTCCACAAAGTCACCAACGGCTATGCCGAATTCACACCTTCAGGCGGCGTTCACTTCTACTACCGGATCAGCGACGCACCAGTTCCAGGCAACACCAAGATCGCAAGGCAACCTGGCGAAGACGGCGGCGTCCTGATCGAAACCAGAGGCGAAGGCGGATTCTCAATCGTCGCTCCGTCTCATGGGATGGTGCATCCCTCGGGCAAGGCGTGGATCGCAGTCACAGGATCACCAGCAACCATTCCGACAATCAGCTGGGATGAGCGTGAAGCGGTCCACAACGTATTGAGAGCGTTGGATCGGATGCCGACACCGGAGACGGTGCTGTCGGTGATCGCAGACCACGCGGATGCTGGCGGCGGCGTCAGCCCTGGCGATGATTACAGCAACCGCACCAGTTGGGATGAGATTCTGATTCCGCGTGGCTGGAGCAAAGTCTTCACCCGAGGCACGACGACCTATTGGCGCCGACCTGGTAAGAACATCGGCATCAGCGCCACAACTGGCCGAAACGATGGCGACAACTTATTCGTCTTCTCCACCAGTACGGAATTCGAGGCAGAGAAGCCTTACTCGAAATTCTCAGCCTTCACTCACCTCAACTTCAACGGCGATTTCAAAGCTGCTGCCAAGAACCTACGAGCCAACGGCTACGGCGTTCCCAGCATTGCGCCAGCGCCAACGGCTCCAACGCCAGCGCCAAATCTGGAGTCAAATCTGGAGCCAAATCCAGAGCCAGTCGAAGCCGCCAAATGGCTATCACCCGAGGAGATTGCACTCAACGAGGAAATCGCCCGAAGCCGCGCTCGCAGGCGTGCCAAGGAAATCCTCGACAATGAAGATGCAACCCGTCGCTACGACCCGATCATCTTCGTTGAGACCCTCGGTGAAGAGCTAGAACTGCCCATTGAGGAAGTCGACTGGACGATCGAGGGTTTGATACCAACTGGCGCAAACGTGACCCTTACAGCCCAATACAAGGCTGGAAAGACCACGATGATCAATAACCTCGCCAAGTCCTTGGTCGATGGCGGCAAATTCCTCAACTACTTCAAGTCAGCCAATCACCCTGGTCGCGTCGTGATCTTCAACTATGAAGTCAGCGAGAACCAATACCGGCGTTGGATGAAAGATGTCTCAATCGAAAATTCCGAAATGGTCACACTTGTCCACCTGCGCGGAAAGAGCGTTCCACTTCGTTCTGAATATGTCCGCGAGCAGGTCATCGAGACGCTGGCGAAGCTGAACTGCCAGACGTGGATCGTTGACCCGTTTGCGCGAGCCTTTACCGGTAGCGGCGATGAGAACTCAAACTCTGATGTCGGCGCTTTCCTCGATATGTTGGACATCGTCAAGGAGCGTGCTGGCGTCAGCAATCTGATACTCCCCGTCCATACTGGCCGCGCCCAAGAATTCGGCATCGACCGCGCTCGTGGCGCCACCCGCATCGATGACTGGGCCGACGTTCGCTGGCTGCTGAAGAAGACCGACGACGGTCGGTTCTTCTCCGCAGACGGCCGCGATGTTCTGCTCGAGGAACAGCAGGTCAAGTTCGACGAGGCCACCAGAGGCCTCACATTGGGCGGGAGCGACGCTAGGACGGCGCGGAAGGACAATCTAGAGGAGATGTGGGTTGCGGCTGTCCTAAACAATCCTGGACTGAATACGACCGATCTCTGCGGGTTGCTCAAGAAGGGTAAAGACGACAAGGCGTTGGCAGCGGCGAGAAAATCGGCTCTGGCTCGTCGTCGAGTCAAGACTTCGACCCAAGGAAGGTCGGAATTGTGGTGGTCGATTGACCATCTCATCCCCCAAATTGTCGACATTGAGACCGCTTAGAGCCTGTGGATAACTTGGTCAAACCTGTGGATAACTTTGATAAATCTGTGGATAACTTTCTCAGGAAGTTCCAAGGAAGTAGTTACCGCATAGAAGTAGCCCATTTTACCGCTATGAGGCGGCGGCTATATAGAGCCGCCATAGCGGAGACGGCTTAAAATTGAAAAAATCACAACCTTCGTTCTGGGAAGTTCCTCGCTATAAGTTATCCACAGGCAGCAACCCAGACCTTTGCAAGAAGTGTCACTCGACGATCTGGCGGTTGATCTGTCAATCTGGCTTCCCCACCAGCCTTGACACGACTCGACTCAACTTTGAAGATCAGGTCGATTGCTACCTTGCCAGAATCCCGACCTACGAAATCCACCGAGCCGACGAATCGTTCATCGCCATCTACCGGACGAAAATTCGGATGCTGGCGACCAAGCCCGAAACTGTCGTCCTAAAATCTCACCAATGCACAAACTCGCCACATACGACTTGGCCGGATTACTGGCCGAAATCCCAACCAACGAAATCTGATGGGATACCGTTCTGACATGAAACTCGCGCAGCTCTTGATCCGTCAACTTGACGACATCTGGCAGTTCTGGAATTCTGCTCATGCTGAGTTGCTACCTGGAAACGGCGGTGCTGGTTCGTCCAGCGGGGAACGCACGATCGGAGTTAACGTCTCGGCTTTGAGCTTTATCGCTGGCGACGACATTCTGGGGACTTTGCACGAATGGGAGAAGCTGATCCGGTCTGACCGCGATCTGACGCCGCCAGCGATGATGCCAAAGTTGCCAATCTCCGAGGAAATCCAGTCGGCGATCAGATTCGCTCAAACCCATGCTGAATGGTCATGTGAACAACCTTGGGCAGAAGACTATTTCCGCGAAATCCGCGAAATTCATCAACTAGGCAAAACGGCTTCAAGAATCCAAGCCGATAAAGCAAAGCGAATTTCATGTCCTGCCGATATCGGCGAAGATCAACGTTGTGGCCAAATCTTGAAAGTTCAAGAAGACGATCTGGGCGAAATCATCAACTGTCGCAAATGCCAGACCGAATGGACAACTGGCAGATTGATCGCGGTTGCCTTGACTGATTCATCCAACGATGTCTGGCTTGATGCCGAAGCGATTGCCGGATATCTCGGAGTTGGCGAAAAGGCAATCTACAAAATCGCCAAAAAGCACCAGATCGCCAAAAAAGGACAGCTCTACAACTTCAAACAGATCCTCGACACGCGCCGATCGGCTTGACAAAATACCCCATTTATGGTGAATCGTGCGTGATACACTAACGTTATCGGTTTGTCGTATCTCTAGACAAAAAGACCCCCGCGCAGCGCTAACTGCCGAGGGCGTGATCGACTCAAGAAGGGAGTCAATAAATGAAAAATACCACAACTGCGGAAACTAAAAAAAGATATTACGAAAAAAACAAAGACGTAA